CCAATCAAGATTCCATGCACCCCAATCATCATCCTTCTCCTTTCTTGGTAAAAATTGTATAGGTTGAGTAAGAGTACTCATCCTATTATACTCTGCTTTAGCTCCATTCTTGAGCTGCATAGCGTTATATAACTGCATAATCTGTAATTGTTGTGTTAGGTTGTTCTACTAATTCCTTTAAATCTATATCTGCTACTTCCTCATCTTCATCATAATAACTAACGTATACAATGTTAATTGTAACGTTTTGCATTAATGATGTACTCATCTTCCAGTTTATCATCTTAAGTTTTTAAATGCCTGTTTTGGCCTTTGCATACCACTAGAAGACCCACTTTTTCCAATATGCCTAAAAGCCCCTACTTTTAATTTATATAAATCTTTTGATTTATCCAAACTTTCAGAGTTTACTTCTCTACGTTTTAAATATCCACGGTTTGATTGTTGGATTTTTGCAAAAGCTACAAGGGCTGTAAATGCTACAAGTCTATCCACGTTTAATCCATCTCTATATGCCAGCATCTCTTTGATTAGCATAGGATCTGGTATCCTAGATACACCATATGTGGTCCTTACAACTGTACCATCTGTCTTATAATCATGATCTATCTCCTCTCTTAAGAACTCAATAGCATAAGATAATAAGTGTGCTTTAAATAATGTACCGGTGTTTCTCCAACCATACTGCTGATATACACTAGCATTACTACCAATATCTTTCAAAAATAAGATCTGATCTTTAGTAACTAAGTATCTCTGCTTTCTTTGAGAGATCATGTACTGGATAAATAGGGATACGTTATTCTCCACCAATGTCCAGGCGTTATACCACTCAATGATTAACTCTAGTCTTTCATGTGTTTTCTTGATGTCATCAAAACGCCCACACCAGGCGGCTACAATTCTATCTTGTTCTATATGCGTTTTCTGCTCTCCACCCTCTTCTCTAGATACTTCCACAGGGGCTTTATACACAAAAATAGAGCACAATGAATCAGAGGTGGTAGTTTTACCTTCAGAAACCGGGTCAATACTTGCATAATACATTCCAAATGTGGGATCTTTTTTAGGTCTTTCCCACACGACCAAGCATCCTGTTTTATCTTCTGTCTTCTTAGAAATAGGGAATTCAGATATAGGTAGTTTATTAGAGTCTTTAACAGCTAAGTTACTATGCTCATCTCTATATAACTCTAATAACTCATAAGGATATTCTTTATCCTCAATCCTTCTTAACTGAGCAGCTAATAAATGTACAGCAAATACAGATTCCCGTCTAAATGCAAAAGCCTCTTCAATATTTGTAGGCTTCTGAGAAATACGTAACTGGTACTTGTCTGGCTCAATTTCTTTCTTCCATTTAATTCTCTCCTCTTTGATAGCCTCTAAAGCTTTGTCTACCAATGAGTTACCATATTGATCTACATACGGCATCATTGACCATTGCTCAGGAATAAATAATCCTGCTGTACCAATTGTCCCTTTACCATCTAGTAGATTAGTTTCTACAGCAAAGATGTCATTAGCTTCTGGGTTTAAGATCAAGTTCTTTAAAGGTTCACATTGATCAAGATCACCGACAGATCCTGCTGCAATAAACACCCCGGTAGTTACCATACCAGATTGTAATGCAGGACGCAAGTACTCATATGTTTCCCCCATCTTAGGAGCAATACCTGCTTCCTCATGGAAGAAGTACTGACAAGGACCACCCACACCTGCTGTTGCAGATTTCTCAAATGACATACCTTGTATAGTACCTTTTAATCCTACCTCAGTCTTCTTATTCCCTTTTCTTACTTCAATCTTTTGTTGCCAGAGCATTACTTTATCCGGGTTCATAGGTCTGTACCAGGCAGTATGCTCATTCAAGAAAGATGCATACTCATCTAAGAACTTCCATGTACCCTTATCATTTATATAATCTTTTAGAGAGGCTCCCATCTTAAGGGTAACCCCCTCTTCAAACCATAATGAATTAATTAGTTTACCGGCATGAAAGTATGAAGATGCAATCTGACGTTTCTTAAGGATAGCAACATGTTTATAGTATAGTTCAGCTAATAACTCGTACAGAGCCATGTGGTACTGAGCATCCCGGACTTTAGCAAATCCAAACCTCTTCTCTTCTTTATCATAGATAGGTAGGAAGTTAAGCCACATATAATAATCCCTGGTTAAATACCAGACATTCTTTTTATCCTTATACAATACCCCATTCCTACATTTCTTCTTCTGATCATCCCAGTAATAGATATAATCTTTAGATTTAAATGGGGCTACTGTATAGAATCCTTGCTTATTAAAGTTAGTTGCCTCTTTATTAAACAGTAGAGCTGTTTCATTAAAGTTATATTGACCCGGCTCCTTAAATAATGTAAAGACATACTCCCGCCATTCCTCTCTAGAAGAGAAGGTAGTAGTAGTCCATTCACCATTATCCCAGGTTGGGATCTCTACAACATCATTCATCCACTAAACTATCAAATTGCTCAGGCTTTCCATCAGTCTTAATAATCATATATAATAACGTATCAATAGTCTTAGATGAGATCTTAGACTTGCACTCTAATCCATTACCAAAATATGCCTCTTTATCATCACGATGAAAAGCGTTCCATTGCTTTGTATATGTGTTGTAATTAAACAACCAGTTATACAAACTATTATTTATCTCATTGGTCATAAGCTAATCCTATATTTCCTCTTACTTGACTTTGCTGTTCTTCAGCTAAATCTTTATATGCTCCTTTAAATGACTGCCTGATCTGTTCAAACTTAGCAGCAGCATTCACTAAAGCCGTAATGTTACCATCTCTACCATGCTGAATCTCTGTAGTCTCCATATAATGGGCCAATCTATCCAACATAGACTTAATACCTACATACGTTCTATACGTAGGAGTCTCATATAACTTCTTACATGTATTCATACCCCGGATAATTAAATCATCCTCCGTAGAAATATCCATATCAATCTCAGATATAATAATCTCTTCCTTCTCATGTTCAGGAACATTAAAGAAAGGGTTAAGATCTGGGTTAGGACAAGTCATATAAAACAAGTAGGTATATACTTTCAGGTAATCCTCTGGATATTCTTCCATGATATCCTTTAATGAAGAGATAGTATAGCAGTGCTCAGTTGGCACCACCTTATTATTAACTATATCAAATAGTTTAATGAGCATCTTGTTTATGTTTAATTAAGTTAATAACCTCAGCCTTAAGGTAGGGTAAGTCATAAGGTACAATCTTTTTAACCATTGGTTCTCCTTGATCATCTAACTTAGTGATAGGATTACCAAATTTATCTGTACCCTCTGTATAGAACAAAACATGGTGAATTGTTAGTTTTCCAGGTTTAAGTTTTGGGTTATGCTTCAATATAATATACATATATGTAGACAACTGTAGTGCATAATGCCAAAAATTACAGTCATCTAAGTGACTAACCGGTGCTGACATCTTCTGACTAACTCCCTCCCAATTTACATAAGATTCCTTCTTAATTTCTTTATTAGTTTTATAGTCAGTAATGTTCACATATCCTTTTGCCACCTCTACAAGATCCGATTGCCCACAAATACCAGCAGACTTTAGGTATACAAAATGCTCAGGATACATACCCTCTGTAAGCTTCTGTACAGGTGCATGCTTAATATCATCAGTCACTAATGGCCTAATAATAGGTAGGATGCAACCATGTCTTTCAATAGTATTCAATTCAAGTAGATCAGCCTCACGTTGATTGTGATACCAGTTACCCTGATCAATAGCTCTATTAGATTCATTCTCCCAAGCCTGTAAGATATCTTGTACAGACATGCCATACCACTTAGACTTCTTAGACTTAGAAGACTTCTCAGCTACAGACTGAGCATCAAATGGCTTCTTATACTTAGATATAAACGAGGTCACTGAAGTCCACTCAATGCCATCAGCATCTATAGACTCATACTTATGGTTCTGAGATTTAAATATTACACTCATAGCTTAGATAATAAATCATCCTCTTCTTCCTGGGTAAGTAATGCAGGCCATTTCTTACTTGGACACTCAGAAGACAAACTCCGGGTCTTAAACTTCAACGAGCACCCACATGCAGAGCAGCAAGGCTGTGTACCTGGTGCTAAACAACTAGCCCCGGTAACATCAAAGTTAGGACAAGCTTGACATATAGTATAACGCTCAAGAGCAATCTGCTCAATAGTATCTGTGGTAAATACATAATTCTTAATACCCTCAAGTATCAAAGCCTTATTATTCCACAGAGTTGTCAGTTTGTTGTTTTTTATTTTTTCTATGATCTTTCTTTTTCTCATACTCTTCTTTCATTTTAACCTCTAAACCTTGCATCTTCTCTAACTTATCTACTGTACCCTTGTATACATGATACCTAGAAAACACCAGATTCTCCCGGTTTTGTAAATACTCAGAATATCTCCGGATATTAGTCTGGAGAATATCCCACTTAATATTAAACGTACCAAGACCATCTATAAACACATGGGGATCCTCTAAAGAGGAGAGAGACTTCCTGGCTTTATCCCAGTAAAAGTCCATCACCGCTTTAACAACCTTCTGTTCCATGTCTAACTCTACAGATGTCTCTTTTAAAATATCTTTATACTTCTTCGGATTCAAGACTTACAAATTTATAATCCAATAACACATTACCCTTTGCTTGCACATTAAGGTTAGGTGACAACCTAATCATCTTCCTACCCTTACCATTCTTCTCAATCATTCCCTTACGCTCAAACTTAATAACAGCATTCCGTACAGACTGGGGGGTCTTAAAAACCCCCTCATCTGATGCATTGTTACAAAACTCTGTAAGTTCAATTTCTCCGTTAAATGCAAGCATAGTAAGACAATCAAGATCAGCGTTACTAACATTGATCTTCTCCAAATAACAATGAGTGAGGAGCTGATACTTTACAATATCCCCCTTACTCATCTTAACCTTCTTACTAACTTGATTTACAATCATGACCTCTTAAGTGTTCTAGGTTTTTCTTCCTCCTCTTCAGGTTCATCAGCCAACATGTTAGCAACCATTACCTGGTACTGCAACCGCTTAGCTCTCTGTTCCTCAATCTGAGTAACCAAACTCTCATACTCTAACTGTACAGTTAAAAACTCTACTTGTTCAGTGTAGTACTGAACCAACTTTTCTTTGCGCTCTTTTACCTCTTCAGGTGTAAGCTCTTTATTTTCTTCCATGATAATTAAATTTCCCAATATACAAACACTAGATCATTACAGTCACAAGGGTCCATAGGATCCATAGGTCTACCACACCTAATACACGTGGTACTAGTTACCTTAACCGTACTGTCTTTGCTGTCTTTAACTTCTTCATCCTCCATAATATACAAGTTTACACATTATATATTTACCCCCACTAACATTTTATAAACAACTATCCCCCCGTACATGGGGTTCACTCTAACACCCCCTACCACGTATATGGGGATTGTTTTATATATGGGGGTGTGGGTGACCCTCCCCCAGCGCACCCCAGGCTACCAGAAAAGAAGGGGCTACCCCCGCAGGCTGGCATATGGGGGCTACTCTTGTTTACTCTTTGTTTAATATGCATATGCATATTATAATATTTATTTTATCTAACCAATAGAGTATTACCATACTCTATTATTTATCTAAATTAAACAAAAGGAACAAGTGTTGTTTCATCCCTCATTCTTGCTAGCAGAATGTTGGATGTGCACACACACCCGTAACCCCCCCTACGGGTGGTTCCTTTTGTTTTACAAAAGAGGGCTACTCTTTATTACTCTTTGTTTAGTGAAAATTTCACATTAACACTAATAATTTACAATTATGAGCATTAAAGCAAAATTTGCACGCACTTATCGTGCTACCAAAGGCCTCCAAAAAGGCAAACTCGTTAGAGTTTACCTTGTTTCCGCTTCAACTGATGAAGAACTTCAACAGTATGAAGAATCACAGGGTGATTACCTTCAGCACGATGAAGACACGGGAAAGCCCTTGTGGAAAACCACAGACGCTTTCATCCCATCAGTAGTTACACTTGAGTGGAACTATGATGGCAGCCGTGTGTACGCCAAGTTTGACACTGTGGCCAAAATGCAATCTGCGATTGACAGTTTAGGCACAGGTCTCTTGGCTCAGGCTACTGCACAGTTAGCTGCACAGCAGTTGATGGCATCCCTTGGATTGTCAACTACTGTTGCTGCACCTGCACAGCAACCTGCCGTGCCACAGCAAGCAGAATCTTCTGCGGTTACACCACAGGAAGAACCTGTTGCTGAAAGTGAAACACCATTCACCGAAGAAGGTGAATAATGTTCCACCACAAAAGAGATAGGGTCAAACCTATCTCTTTTTTTTCTTTTAGTAGCCCTACAGAACTACATTAATACTTCTATGAACGGAGGAATATGTATGACTACTTACACCAAATAACCTCTAAATGATGAATTACTTTAGTACTTTTGGTCTCAACACGGGAAATCGTGAGACAACACTAAAGAAATTTATAATTATGTGGGGGTGTGAGAGAGGATGACAGACAAACTTCACCACAAAACTACCTATGGTAGAAAGTGGTAAGAAGTGGGATTAGGTGGGACACGTTGAGCCATTATATGGCTAACACATTGATTAGAACAGATATGGAAAAGAAAATTGC